TAAGAGAAAGGTAGATGCTGATGCTCCTAAGAGAAGACTAAAAATATATTATCAAAGTGGATCTTTTGATGCTAATGATAATGGAGATATTGTCACAGTTAATTCTTATGATCAATTTGAATATGGATTTGATATTATAAGAGTTGGTAATAATAGTGCTACAGATGTTATTGATATTAGACCAAGAGTTGCACCAATTGCATCAATTGCTGAAGGGGATAGATCTCCTTTAGAATTCCTTGGAAGAACATTTACTGGATCTGGAGATTCTGTTCCAAATATTTTAGCATCAGATGAATCTATAATTATAGATTTTTCATTCTATCTTCCTAGAATTGATAGAATTTTCTTAAGTAAAGATGGAAAGTTTCAAGTAAAATTTGGTACACCATCTGAAGATCCTAAGAAACCAGTTCCTGTTGATGATGCAATAGAAATAGCAAGTGTTGGTCTTCCTCCATATTTTTATAGTCCTAAAAATGTTTCGTTAAGATTCTTAGATCATCGTAGATATACGATGTCAGATATTAAGAAACTGGATACTAGAATTAAAAATCTTGAGTATTATACAACTCTTTCATTATTAGAAACTAATACAGCTAATTTATTTGTTCCAGATAATGATGGATTGAATAGATTTAAGTCTGGATTCTTTGTTGATAATTTTACAGCTTTCCAAACTCAAGAAGAAAATTTAACTATCAACAATTCAATAGATAGAAAAAGAAAAGAATTGCGTCCAAGACACTATACTAATTCAGTTGATTGTATGCCTGGTCCTGTTGTAGGTGTTGATCCTTCTGATGACCAGCAATTTGCTACACTTGAAGGTGTTAATGTAAGAAAATCATCTGATTGTATAACATTAGATTATGGTGAAGTTGAGTGGATTAAACAGAACTTTGCTACTAGATCTGAAAGTGTTACACCTTTCTTGATTAGTTTCTGGCAAGGAACTATGGAATTAAATCCTGCATCTGATACTTGGGTAGATACTGCAAGACTTGAAGCTAAGATTATCCAAACTGAGGGCAATTACGCTGCCACAATGGATAACTTAGTGAGAAATGAGGGTATTGATCCTCAAACTGGTCTTGGACCTGTTCTATGGAATTCTTGGGAAACCACATGGACTGGAACTCAGACTCATGATTTTGAAAGTGGAACGAGAACAGAGACTAGTTCTAATACTTTTGGTAGAGGTGGTTGGATCAATGGATCTGATGGTAGTGATAACCCAGCTGCATGGGTTCAACAAACAGAATCTGTAACTATAAGAGAATGGAGTAGAGAAACTACTAGAAGTGGTACTGCAGCAAGAACTGGAAATCAAACTATTGTTACTGAAACATTTGATGAAACTTCGGTTGGTGATAGAATTGTAAGTAGAGATCTTGTTCCGTTTATGAGATCTAGAAATGTTGAATTTGTTGCTAAAAAAGTTAAACCATTAACACAATTATATGCTTTCTTTGATGGACAAAATGTTACTAAGTATTGTGTTCCTAAATTACTTGAAATAACAATGACCTCTGGAACATTCCAAGTTGGAGAAAGGGTTCTGGGATTGAAGGATGGAACTCATATTAAATTTAGAGTTGCTCAATCAAACCATAAAGAAGGTCCATATAATGTTCCTACAAAAACTTTCCGTGACAATCCATATACCAATCAATTATTATCGTCATCATATTCAAGCACCTCTAATTTATTGAATGTAGATACTTTCTCATTATCCAATGAAGCACAAGGTTCTTATTCTGGAAAAGTTGATCCTGGTCTTGTTCTTAGAGGTGAAACTAGTGGAGCACTTGCAACTATTGATAATGTAAGATTAATTTCCGATGTTTCTGCATTCTGTGGTGGATCATTCTTTATTCCAAATCCCAACAATATTAATCATCCAAGATTTGAAACTGGGACAAAGGTATTTACTTTAACAAATGATCCAGAAAATGATGTCAATAAAGCATCTACACTTACTGATGAGACCTTTACTGCTGCTGGAACTTTAGAAACTGTTCAGGAAAACATTCTTTCTATTAGAAATGCAAGAGTTGAACAGAGACAAGAATTCCAAGAAAGAAATGTAGAAGAAAGTCTTGGAACGACAGTTGTGGGAGAAGATGTTCTTGATCGATCAACTTCAGAAAGAATTACTGGATGGTATGACCCTCTAGCACAATCATTCTTAGTGGAAGATGATGGTGGAGTCTTTATAACAAAATGTGATATTTTCTTTAGAACAAAAGATGATGCTGATGTACCTTGTGTATTCCAAATAAGATCCATGAAGAATGGATTCCCAACTCAACATATTCTTCCATTCTCAGAGATTATTTTACAACCAGAAGATGTTAGTACTTCCGCAGATGGATCTGTAGCAACTACTGTTACATTTAAAGCTCCAGTTTATTTGGAAGGTACTAATACTGAATATGCCATAGCATTAGCATCAAACTCAACAAAATATAGTGTTTATATTTCTAGAATTGGTGAGACTGATCTATTGACCGATACTTATATTTCTAACCAACCATATTTGGGATCTCTATTTAAATCACAAAATGCTTCTACTTGGGAACCAAGTCAATGGGAAGATCTTAAATTTACTCTGTATAGAGCAGAGTTTGAAACTGCAGGAAGCGTAGAATTCTATAGTCCAGAATTGGGTGAAGGTAATAATCAGATGCCAATTCTTCAATCTAATTCTATAATTCTTGGTTCTAGAAAAATAAGGGTTGGATTGGGAACTACAGTTGGTGATAGTTATGTTGATGGAAATACCTTCAGTCAAGATGGAACAAATGCAACAGGTAATCTTGTAGGTGCTGGTGGTTCTGCTACAGGAACACTTTCTATTGCTAATGTTGGTATTGGATATACACCTCTTGATGGCAACTTTACATTTGGTAGTGTTAATTTAGTTACGGTTACAGGTCAAGGAAAAGGTGCAGTTGGTAACGTTTATATTGAAAATGGAATTGTTGGTGCTTGCACTATTACTTCTGGTGGTAGTGGTTATCAAGTGGGTGATGTTGTTGGCATGACAACTATTGGTCTTTCTGGAGGTGATAGTGGAACTGTTGGTATAAATGGTAGATTTACCATTACTGGTATTGGAATGACCAATGAACTTATTTTGGATAATGTTCAAGGTAACTTTGCTACTGGTGCTGGTAAGACAATGAGGTATACCAATAGTGCTGGTATTACAACAGAATTGAACTTTAGTCATGGTGGTGATGTTACATTAAGCACTATTGATGTAGAATCTGACGGATTACATTTCCAAGTTAATCATAAGAATCATGGAATGTATTCTACTGAAAATTTGGTGGTAATAAAGGATGTTCAGTCTGATATTAAACCAACAAAATTAAGTCTTGCATTAGATGAGGGTAATTCAAATTCCTTTACTGTTGATGACGCAAGTTCCTTTACCAATTTTGAAAATGTTGGAGTTGGAACAACTAATGCTGGATTGGTTAAGATTGGAAATGAGGTTATTAAGTATAATAATGTTACAGGTAATGTAATCACTATTGCTGAAAGAGGATCTGATAAGATTGATTATTCAGTGGGAACGGCTGTTCACAAATATGAACTTGGTGGAGTTTCTTTAGCAAGAGTTAATAAAACACATGGATTATCTACTTCAACATCTACGGCAGCATCTGGATCAATTGGTTTTGATTTCTATAATGTTAAAATAGATCAAACAAGTAAATCTATTAATGGAACTGCTTTCGATGCGACTGATAGAAGCACTGACGTTGGATTCCCTAAACTTTATTTCAACCAAACCAAATCTTGTGGTGGTTATGATATAAAAGCCACTCAAAATATGGCATTTGAAGCAATCAATCCAATTATTCACAATATGACAGTTACTGGAACTACAATTGGTGCTGAAGTAAGAACTACTTCTGCAAGTGGTATGAGTAATAGTGAAATACCTTATATTGACCAAGGGTTTGAATCTATTACTATTGGTGAAACTAATTACCTTACAAGTTCTAGAGCAATTTACGCAAAAGTTAATGAAGATGAAAGATTGGATAACATTGAAGGAAATAAATCCTTGCAAATAAGAGTAAGTTTAAACACTACTAATACTAAATTATCTCCTGTATTAGATGCTCAAAGAATTAGTACAATTCTTGTATCTAATAGAGTTGATAATGTTATTGACAATTATGCAACAGATAGGAGAGTAAAAACTCTTCTTGAAGATCCTACTGCTTGCCAGTATATAAGTAAGGAAATTAGATTAGAAAATCCAGCTACATCTATTAAGATCTTATTGGCAGCACATATTCATACTGATGCAGATGTGAGAGCATTCTATGCTATTGGTGATAAGGAGTCATTTGAACCAATTTTCACACCTTTCCCTGGATTTAATAATTTAAATAGTAAAGGTGAAGTAGTTAACGCTCAAGATAGTGATGGATTGCCTGATAAATTTGTTCCTAAAGTTAATGAATATGGTTTCATAGAAACAGCAAACTTTAGTGATTATAATTTCACTGCTGATAATTTACCAGCATTTAGATACTATAGAATTAAACTTCTATTGACAGGTACTAGTCAGGTATATGTTCCTAGAGTTAAAGATCTAAGAGTAATGGCACTAGCATAGTATGGAACATTACAATATTGAAGGGCATGTTGATCTTGCAAGAGATCCTGCTACAAATACTATAGTTAATGTAAACTCTTTAGATTATATTCATTATACTTCTAGTCGTGATGTGAAAAAATCAAATCATGAAAAAGTTGATACTATGGAACAAGATCTTGCAGATTTAAAAGGTGAAATTGGTGAAATCAAATCTCTACTCAAGGAATTAGTCAATGGCAAGTAAAAATCTTACATTTGATCCAAATGCAGGAGTTCCCTATGCTGCTAATTTAGCACTTTATACTGGTGCAGATTTTAAGACTACTTTTAATGTAGTTGATACTTCTGATGTTGCTTTTGATTTTCAAGGATTAACAACTACCTCAGTTTGGACAGGATCTTCTCAGATGCAAAAAAGTGCAGGTATTGGTGCAACCGATACACCTGCAGGAACCTTCACAGTAGGGTTTAGTAGTGCTGGTGGTGGAATATTTGATATATCAATGGGATCTACTTCTACAAGAGATTTGTCTGAAGGAAGATATGAATATAATGTATTAGTAAGTTCAGGTTCAACAATTTATAATATAGTAAACGGTAATATTTTAGTTTATACTGGTATTGCCTCCGCACCTTCCTAAATATTGTAGAGGTATTGTATAAATGGCACAACCAGGTAGTAGATCTGAATTTAAGGCATATTGTTTAAGGCAGTTAGGTGCTCCAGTATTGGAGATTAATATTGCTGATGAACAGTGTGATGATAGAATTGATGATGCTATTCAGTATTTTCATGAAAGGCATTTTGATGGTGTAGTTAGAACCTATTTAAAATATCAAATAACACAAGCTGATATTGATAGGGGAAGAGCATCTGTATTAACAGGAAAAGATAGAACAGGAATAACAACAGAGACTGCATCAGCAAATATTGCAGGAACAGATCATGAGTTTGATTGGTATGAAAATAGTAATTATATACAAGTTCCACCATCAGTTATTGGTGTAGAAAAAATATTCCGTTTTGGTGGAAGTAATTCTATATCAAATAATATGTTTAGTATTAAATATCAATTATTTTTAAATGATATTGCTTTTAATATGGGATATAATGGACTTTTGAGTTATGCAATGACCCAAACATATTTGTCTGATATTGATTTCCTATTAACTACATCAAAACAAATTAGATTTAATCAAAGACAAGATAGATTGTATTTGGATATTGATTGGGCAGCATGTGAAGTTGATGAATTTATAGTTCTTGAATGTTTTAGACTTGTTAATCCTAATGACTTTAGCAGGGTATGGAACGATTCATTCTTAAAAAGATATGCTACTGCATTACTTAAAAGACAATGGGGTCAAAATTTACTTAAGTTCCAAGGTGTTAAATTACCTGGTGGAATAGAAATGAATGGAAGGCAGATATATGATGATGCAGAAAAAGACCTAGAAATTATCAGAGAACAGATGTCTAATACATACGAACTTCCACCTCTGGATATGATAGGATAATATAGTGCTGAATCCATTTTTCCAACAAGGATCTAAATCTGAACAGAATCTTGTACAAGATTTAATCAACGAACAGTTGAGGATGTATGGTGTTGAGGTTCATTATCTTCCTCGCAAATACATGAATGAAAAGACTATCTTGAGGGAAGTTGTTCAATCAGTATTTGATGATTCATATCCACTAGAAGCTTATGTAGATAATTTTGATGGATATGCAGAAAATCCTACTCTACTTTCAAAGTTTGGTATTGAACAAACTAATGAAGTAACTCTTATTATTTCTAGAGAAAGATGGGAAACATATATTCAACCATTACTTAAAAACGAATCTAATGTAAAGTTAACTACCCGACCTAAAGAGGGTGATTTAGTTTATTTTCCACTAGGTGATCGTTTATTTGAAATCAAATATGTTGAGCACGAAAAACCATTCTATCAGTTAAAAAAGAATTACGTTTATACTCTTAAATGTGAACTCTTCCGTTACGAGGATGAGGTTATTGATACTGGAGTTTCTGAGATTGATGATACTCTAATTGGTGATAATGCAGACGGAACATCTGAAGATGGTCTATCTACACTACTTGGATCTTCTCAGACATTAACTTTAGTTGGTACTGGTGCAACTGCAACTGCTGTAGTTGGATACACAACAGATGGTGCTATTAGACTTATTAACATCAGTAATAGAGGTGGTGGTTATCGTAACATCCCAACCATTGGAGTGAGTTCTGCACCTGCAGGTGGAGTAACTGGTATTCTAACTGCTACAATGATTAGTGGAATTAACGTATGCAACTTAAATATAAGTGATAATTTAAAATCTGTTCAACAGATTGTAATTACAAATCCAGGTGTTGGTTATACTCTTGCTCCAACTATACAGATAAGTGGTTCAGGAGGGTCTGGAGCAGCAGGAACGGCATTTATAGGTGATAATACCATAGGTATAGTTACCATCACTTCAGGGGGTTCTGGATACACTACAGCACCTACCATAACAGTATCTGCACCATCAGCAGGAGTAGGTACTACTGCTACCGTTGAGGCAGTTGTAAGTGCGGCTGGAACTATTAGTAATCTTCATATTGTTAATGCTGGTGCTGGTTATACCACTAACCCAACAATATCAATTGGTGATCCTTCACTTGACAATAGTGGCAACTTCAAGTTTAATGAAATTGTTACAGGATCTATTACTGGTGTGAAGGGTAGAGTAAGAACTTGGAATGCAACTACAAATATTCTAGAGGTAGCAAACGTATCTGGAATGTTTAGTATTGGAGAGAGTATAACTGGTAATAGTTCTGGTGCTGTTCATGCATTAAGAGTTGTTAGTGAAGATCCTCCAGAAGATGGATTTGCTGATAATGTCAATATAGAATCTGCTGCAGATGATATTTTGGACTTTAGTGAGCAGAACCCATTTGGAATCCCATAAATATAAGATACTAGGACTATAACAATGTTTGAATATTTTTATAACGAAATCCTGAGAAGAACCATTATTGGTTTTGGTACGCTTTTTAACAGTATTTCTGTTAAGCAAAGTGGAGGAGATACTGACGCTAGTATAATTAGAGTCCCTCTTGCATATGGACCTACTCAAAAGTTTCTAGCAAGATTAAATCAATCACCAGATCTTAACAAAGCAACATCTTTATCTTTACCAAGGATGTCTTTTGAGTTTACTGGATTGACCTATGATCCTTCTAGAAAGGTAACTACTACTCAAAGAATTATAGTTCAGAATCCTGATTCTGATACTCCTGATGAAAAGAAGTCATATATGCCTGTTCCATATAATATGCAATTTGAACTTGCTATTATGTGTAAATTAAATGATGATGCATTACAGATAGTAGAGCAGATATTACCATATTTCCAACCATCATATAACCTTACAGTAAACCTAGTTTCTGCGATTAAAGAGAAAAGAGATATTCCGATAGTTCTTGAAAATATTACAATGCAGGATGATTATGAAGGAGATTTTGAGTCTAGAAGAGTTCTTCTTTATACATTAAGGTTTACTGCTAAGACATATCTCTTTGGTCCTGTTACAGATGCTTCCAAGGATATCATCACCAAGTCTACAGTCAACTATCTTACTGGTACAGATACATCCAACGCAGATCGCAATCTTACATATTCTGTTGTTCCTAGAGCAATTCAGAACTATGATGGAACTGTTCTTACCAACTTGGCACAAGACATTACTGCTACTCAAACTACATTTGAAGTTGAGGATGGTGCTTCTGTTACAGCATCTTCTGGATCAACAAGTGTTTATATTGATGTTGGTGGAGAGGAACTATATGTTAAAGCAGTTGATGGTAATAAGTTAACTGTTAAGAGAGGTCAAGATAAGACTACTAAAGTTCCACATGTTAGAGGAACAGATATTAAGTCTATTACATCTGCTGATAATGCATTAGTAGAGGATGGAGATGACTTTGGATTTAGTGGATCCATAATTGGAGATTAAAGTGAAAAACCATTTAGATGATGCTTTCAATATAACCCCCACTGAAGTCACAGTTGATGAAAGTGATGTGGTCGTTGGAGTTGATAAAGAAAAACCAGATAGACTTGCAAAGGATGATGTAACTAAAGACTATGAGTATACTCGTGGTAATCTTTACAGCATCATAGAGAAGGGTCAGGAAAGTGAGATGCCAAGGGCATATGAGGTCGCAGGGCAGTTGATTAAGAGTGTCTCTGATGCGACTGATAAGTTAATGGATCTTCAGAAGAAACTCAAAGATGTAGAGGAAGATACTCAGCAAAAGGGACCATCTACTGTCAATAATGCACTCTTTGTTGGTTCCACAGCAGAGTTGGCTAAGCTTCTAAAGAATGGAGTGAAGGATCAGGATAAATAAAAAGAGGAGAGAAATCCTGAAGTATTAGAATACTCATAAAATGCCGAAAGACGAATTGCCGTCGTTGGATGATTTTACGGAAAATCCCGTAGAATTACCATCAGTCGATGAATTTATAACAGAAGAAGAAGTTGTAGAGGATTTGCCTTCGGTTGATGAATATGTTGTAGATATAGAAGAGAAAGTAATATATGAAAAACCAAATCTCCCATCAATAGAAGATAGACCTATTGATGATCTTTTGCCGCGTATTGATGATTATATTGAAGAAATAGAAGAAGAAGTTGTAGAAGAGGATATTGAAACTACTGGTGGTATTTCTGTTCAGGAATATGATCCCAAAATGCAATTTAGGGATTATGAATTTATTGATATTATCAAAAGACCTGAGTGGAAGGAATTAGTTGGTCTTGTTAATGAGGTAAGAGATAATATACCAGACATTCCAGAAATAAAATATTATGATGATGACCTTGAAAAGATATCAGAAACTATTGAAGAGGTAAGATCTCAGATACCAGTAGTTCCTGAAGTAAAGTATTATGATGAAGAAATAGAGAATGTTAAACAATCAATCTCTGAGTTACCAGAGGTAAAATATTATGATGAACAGGTAAGTGAACTTGATAAAAAGATTGAGAGTCTTCCTGAAGTAAAGTATTATGATGATGATTTAAATGCTATAAAGGATAAGTTTAATTATGAAATTCAACAATTATCAGAAAATATTGAAGTAAAGGATTTTGAAAGCAGAGTTGATGTTGATTCACTTAAAACAAATTTAAAAGAAACTAGTGAAAAAATATATGAAGAATTAAAAAAATCTGCTGATAAGATACATGAACACAAACTACATCTAAAGGATGATGATAGGAAATTAAAAAAGCAGATATTAGGTCAATATAATACTTTAAAAGAAAATATTGAGAAGAAAGTAAAGAACTTCAATACTAAAAATATTGAATCTCAAAATGTAATTACCAGTTCTCTTAAAGAGTATTTTGATGAATTGCAGGAAAAGATTACAAATCTTCCTGAAGTAAAGTACTATGATAGTGATATTAAAGAGGTAAGAAAGGATCTATCTAAATTAAAAAACAAATTTAGTGATACTGGTTTAGATATTAATGAACTTCGCAATATTGTTAAAGAATTAAAAGAAGCACAAAAACAAAGTCTCCAAGAGAACTTATTAGCAGAACCACCAGAGGTTGATAACAAAGATCCATTAACTCCTCTAGATAAAAATTTTGTAACTCTTGATCAATTACAAGAACATTATAGATTATTTGTAAATAGAGTCCAACAGCAATTATCATCATTTGGTGGTGGTGGAGAAACCAAACTCCAATACCTTGATGATATTGTTGGTGTTGCTACTAATTTAAGTGCATATAATGGTTATGTTTTAAAGGTTGATACTTCTCTTGATGCACCATATAAATTTAAGTTTGCAGAAGAGAGTGGAAGTAGTAATGCTGGATATGCAAATACAGCAGGTATATCAACGTATGCAGTAACCGCAGGAATTGCAACATATGCAGAAACTGCTGGCATAGCAACTTATGCTACTAGTTCTGGTATAGCAACTTATGCTCCTACAGCAGGAATTGCAACGGATGCAACTAATGCTGGATATGCAAAGACAGCAGGTATATCAACTACTTCTCAAGGTCTTTCAGGAACTCCTAGTATTACCGTTCAGGATGTAGTTGGTGTTGCCGCCACCTTCACAGGAAACGTAACTATCGGGGGAACTCTTACATATGAAGATGTAACTAATATAGATGTTGTTGGTCTTATAACCGCACGTAGTGGAGTTGATTTTGGTAGTCCTGCTGTCCTTAGACTTGAAGGTGCATCATCTACTAAAACATCATCATCTCAAGCATCTGTAGATAGTTTCACTGCTTCTTCATATAGGTCTGCACAATACCAAGTACAGATTACAAGAGGGTCAATATATCAAATGACAACCATTAATGTATTACATGATGGAACTAATGCATATCTTTCAGAGTTTGGAACTATAAGGACTGGAGTTAATCTTGCTACGTTTGACGCAGACATTAATAGTGGAAGTTTAAGACTATTGGCAACTCCTACTTCTTCAGACTCTACGGTGTTTAAAATCACTAAAACTCTTACTGTAAGTTAAAATTGTCTATATAATAATTAGTTATTGGTTGCATTATGACTGGTGAAAAAACAAAGTGGATTGCCATTGGGGTAATTGGAAGTCTTTTTGCTTTATCTCATATCGGTATGATTGGGATGCTTGCTAAGAAAGAAAGTAAGTTTCCACAAATTAA